TTTTTCTATGCTCCACCAACAGGCTTCTTAGCCATGTGTGCTGGCAACCTCCCAGTAGCAGATGCAATAGACCCTGCACAGACTGATGATGATTTTCCACAGAAATTGTTTAGTGCTACTATATGGACAGGTAATGGAAGTGGAAGAACAATATCATCTGGTTCTAAATCTGATGCTGTATGGATTAAAAGAAGAAATGGTGCAGCAGCATGGGCAATACAAGATTCAACAAGAGGAACTTCTGCTGCACTTGAATTTAATACTACTGCAACAGAAGATACAAATTTTACACAAGGAGTAACTGCTTTTGGTTCTTCTTCGTTTAATATAGGTACACATTCACAAGTTAATAATAGTAGTGATACTTATGTAGGTTACGCAATAGGAGCTAATGGTGGAACAACTAGCACAAATACACAAGGAGATATAGATTCTACAGTACAAGTTGATCCTAGTGGTGGATTTTCTATAGTAAAATATACTGGAACTTTATCTTCTAGTGGAGAGCAAACAATAGGACATGGTTTATCTAGAGCACCTTCAATGTTTATTACAAAATCTTTAGAAAAAACTGGTAATTGGTGGGTATTTTCAGATGGGCAAACAAGTTGGAATTATGGAATGAATTTACAAGGCACAGGAGCTTCTGTTGATAAATCTGGTAATGGCTCTATGTCTGCTCCTACTTCAACAGTCTTTAGTACAAATTATACAGATGGTATGAATGAAAATGGTAATGATTTAATTGCTTATTGTTTTGCAGATACTGAAGGGTTTATTAAATCAGGCTCATACGTTGGAAATGGAAGTGGAACTGATGGTTCATTTGTCTACACAGGATTTAAACCTGCATTTTTAATGGTGAAAAAAACAACTGCTAATAACTGGAGAGTACAAGATAATACTAGAGACCCATATAATCCTGCATACCACATGCTACTACCAAATAGTTCAGCAGCAGAAGAGGCTTATACAGATGGTACAGATTATAATGATTTTCTTTCTAATGGTTTTAAACTAGCTAGAGGTGGAGATACAGCAAATTGGAATGCAAGTGGTTCAACTTATGTATATTTAGCATTTGCAGAAAATCCATTTAAATACGCAACAGCAAGATAATTAACAAAGGAGAACAACAACATGTGGGCTTTACTAAATAACGCAGAAGATGCCATAGAGGAAATAATAAGTAATCCTAAATCTATGACTATTAATGGCATTACACACTCTCGACAAATATTTAAATGGACTACAGCCGAGTTAAAAGCAGTTGGTATAGTGCCAGTTACAACTACTGGAAGCCATTTAGATACTAATTATTATATAGAAGTAAATGAATCGTTTGCAATAGCTAGTGATAAAGCAAGTGTTGTGCAAACTATAGGTGTTAAAGCTGCTGATAAAGCATTAGCTGATGTTAATGAAGTAGATGAAGATGGTGATCCTCTTTTAGATGATGATGGTGTGCAAGTTGTTACATTAGGTTTAAAATCTAATGCAAAAAACAAAGCAACTACTTCTGCTAATGGGTATTTACAAGGTTTTGATTGGTTAATCCAACGTAAAGTTACAGCAAACACCGCAATACCAAGTGCTGTTACAACATATATGGCGGCAATTAGAACAGATCATGGCAATATTTGTACAGCTTTAGACGCAGCAGCAGACATGGATGCTTTTATAGCTCTTCATACAACAACATATAATGAAGATGGAACTGTTAATGTAATAGCTAAAACACAATCTTGGACTTCTGATGCTAATGTAAAAGCATATAGGAGATAATTGTGAAGATGTCTGCTAATCAAGTAAAAGCTAAACTTGATACTCATGAAGCTGTATGTGCTGAAAGATGGAAAGAAACTATTACCCGTATAAAACGCCTAGAAGCTGTCTTTATTGCTTTTAGTGGTACAAGTATGATAATGTTAGCTACAATAATAATAAAGCAAATTTAGGAGCTTGTTATGACAACTAATAGCGAAGCAAGACAAATAGCAATAAGAGCTGTTACATCAACTACAGCTTTGCATAATGAAGATTGGATAGCGTTGTTTAATACTCGTTCTATTACGGCTGGCACATTTAATGAAAGATTACTTAAATATATAAATGGCGAATTAACAACATCTTATACTGATGTTAATTTAGCAATACAAGCTTTTGCTACAGACCAAGATGATTACAATTTTTCTAGTATGGGGACGTTTACACCATGAGCCAGCAATCATTACGACAAGCAAGTTGCCGAACAGAATCAGGAACAACGGGTACTTATAATGAGGACTGGAATAAAGTTTTTGCAGATTCAGGCTTTACAACTGGAACTTTTTCAGAAAAGATGTTGGCATATACTAATGCACAAGGTAGTGCATGGGATAATGCAGAATGGGACGGAAACAACTGGGGGTCAGGACCATATACTAATGTGAATGAAGCAATGGCACAATTAGGCAGTCAAAATGGAACAGATGATCCTGGTAGTTTATGGTCGCAAATGGGCACATTTAGTGCAGAATAGGAGAATAACATGGACGCAATATTAAATTTAGTAAGTGGAGCACCTGCTTGGGTTTCTGCTGTAACAGCTTTAGTAACGGCTGCAACAGCAATCACAGCCCTAACACCTACAAAAACAGACGATAAAGCAATCTCTTTTATATTACGCATATTGAACTTAGTAGCTGGTAATATAGGTAAGAATACAAATAAAGACGACAAATAATGGGTTGGCTTTCTGCGTTAGGACCTATTGCTAAACTTGCTTCTAAAGTTTTTGGCTTTATGCTAATGCGGAAAGCAGTCCAAGCTGATGTAATGAAAGAACAACTAGATGATATTAGGGTCGCTGATGAAGTTAAGAAAAAAAATAATGCTATTTCTGCTTCTGCTAAGCGTAGCAAGTTGCGGAAGTATAGGAAGCGGAAATAAAGGGTATTGTATAATATCCAGTCCTATTAATCCAACAGATGCAGATATAGACGTTATATCTGACGAACTCGTTGACGATTTATTAATACATAATGAAATATACGAAAGGTTGTGTGATTAATGTATGAGTATAAAGCAAAATTAGTTAGAGTAATAGATGGAGATACGATAGATGTTGACATTGATCTCGGCTTTAAAGTGTTCTTGCAGAAAGAACGAGTGCGATTATTTGGCATTAACACGCCTGAAAGCCGAACAAGAAACTTGGAAGAAAAAAAGTTGGGTTTGGCTGCGAAGGCTAGGCTTAAAGAGTTGTTGCCAAAAACTTTTATTGTAAGAACAGAGAAAGATGATAAAGGCAAATTTGGTAGAATACTAGGTATTCCTCTTGTAGAAGGTAGGAATATATGCGATCAATTAGTTGAAGAAGGACATGCCAGAAGTTATTTTGGCTTTGGACCTAAAGAAGTATGGGTATAAAGGAGAACATAATGTCAGAAAGTTTTGGAAAATGGTTAACAAGATTGTTTGTAAGTCAACCTAAAGAAGATTTATCTAAATTAACAAAATTGCAATTAGAAGCAAAAGGCAGAGAAATTGGCATAGAACTTGATAGACGTTACAGTAAAGCTAAATTAGTTGAACAATTAGAAAAAGGTTTAGCAGAACATTATGGATAAACAATAAAGGAAAACATTATGAATCAACCTATTAGAAGTTTAGGTGCAATATATAAACCTATGATGAACACATCTGCAACGAACCCCTCTATGCAAACATCTTCAGCACCTAATGAACAACAAATGTTAGCACAAGCACTTAGAGGTAGTAGAGGTATGCCACAACAACAATTTTCAGAAGAAGAAAAAATGATAATAATGCAGATTATGCAACAACAAAACTTGAGTGAAGAACAAGCAATACAACAATATATGAGAATGAAAAGTGGATAAACAAAAACTAATAGATTTAATATCTGACCATGAAGGTGTTAAACTTAAAGTTTATGATGACGCTACAGGGCAAGAATTAAAAGCTGGAGATGTTTTAGTAGGACACCCTACAATAGGTATTGGTAGGAATGTTGCTAAAGATGGATTAGGAATATCACAAGAAGAAGCAGAATTTATGCTTATGAATGATATAGAAAGAGTCAAGGAAGAAATCAAGAACTTTCCTATAGAACATTTAAACGAAGTAAGAACAGCTATAATTATAGACATGGCATTTAATATGGGTATTACACGATTTAATCCTGCTATATGGAAAAAAACTTTCCAAGCTATTGTTAATGAAGATTGGCAAAAAGCTACTACGGAAATGCTCGATAGTAATTGGGCTAGACAAACAAAAAGACGTAGTGCAAGATTATCACAAATGATGTTATTAGGAAAATGGATTGACTAATGGAAGCAAAGTTATGGGCAATATTAATTGTTGTTTTTTTCTTGTCTATGCTTTCATGGTGTAGTATAGCAAAAGCACAAAGTAATACTGTTTCAAGCACTAGCTCGACAGTAAGTGGTACAACTACAGTAGATAGAACTCCGTCTACAGCGTCTGCCCCTAGCGTTGTCATCAATAATCAAGATGTCTGTAGTTTTGCTGCTACTGGAGCAATTCAAACACAAATATTTGGTTTAGCTGGTGGTACAGCTATTAGAGATATGAATTGTGAACGTATGAAATTATCTACTAGATTGTTTAGAATGGGTATGAAAGTTGGTGCAGTTGCTATGTTGTGCCAAGACCCAAGAGTGTTTCAAGCAATGGAAATGGCAGGTACACCTTGCCCATTTATGGGAAAAATAGGGCTTGAAGCAGCAGAAGCATGGGCTGAAAACCCAGAGAAAAGACCTGACTATGAGCAATGGAAAAAAGATAATGTTGTAGATAAGGAGATAATAACAGATGAAGAAGCTACTGGTCTTGGTATTGGTGGTTTGTTGTTCTTGCTCCTACTCCTTTAATTCATGGAGTCAAATGCAAGATGAAGGAACTACAACTACAACTGTAATTGAAGAACAAGGTGATGTGCAAGAAATTACAGAAACTACTGTTACTATTGAAAATAAAACAACTGGTGATATATTAGATGGTGATACAGGTGTCGTAGCAACGAGATACGAAGGGGATATGGATCAAGATTGGGGTGGGATTGGTTCAGCTAGTATGGTTACTTGTCCTTCTCAAGTAGGAGGGACAGGTAAATGTGCTAAAGGAACGTCTAGTACACTAACTACTTTTCAACAAAATATAAATATAGCTCAATTTCATATAGAAGATGGTGGTGCTTTAAACTGGAGTTTAGATGCTTGGCACTCACAAAACAATACAGAGTTATATTTTGAGCTTAAAGGGTATAATAATAATGTGTTGTTATGGACAGATAAAACGGATTTAGCGTCTGGCACTACAGATTACGCAGGTAACTATGATTATTCTGGTGGTTTAGATAAACTGTTTGTATCGGTAGGTGGCAAAAACAATTATTATTTTGATAATGTTCAGTTAGATGTGCAGTACAATGTTATTTCTACAGTTGTTACAACTTACTTACAGTATATAGAAACACAAGTTATGTTAAATGAAACAGTAACATCTAATGATACTTATGATTATGAAGATACAACACCAGAGCCTTCTTATGAAGAGATGGATAACTATGATGTTGGTCTACCAGAAATTGCTATTATAGAAGTAATGCCTACAGAAACAGTTGTGTTTGAACAAACAGTAGAATACGCTCCTATTGTTGAAACAAATTCTTTTGAACCTGAACTTGTAACTATGGAAACAGTAGTAGAAGATATTCAAGCTGTAATGTCTGTTCCAGATATACAAGAGCCAGTAGAAGCAATAGAAACTCCACAAGTAGAGCCAGAAGTAGAAACAGAAACTGTAATTGTAGAGAATACTACAGAAGAACCTACTGTAGAGGAGGTTAAAGAGCCTGTAGATGCCCAAGAAACAGAAGTAGCTGTTGTTGAGGACAATGAACCTACTATAGAGCCAGAAGCAAAGGAAGAGGTAGTAGAAGAAGTAAAAGAAGAGGTTAAAGAAGATGTTAAAGAAGAATCTAAACCAGAACCGAAGGAAGTTGCTAAGGAAGAACCTAAGAAGGAAGAGGTTAAAGAGGTAAAGGTTGCCGATAAACCTACTAAAAAACAAGAAGCTAAACAAGAGAAAGCTAAAGAAATAATGGCAGGATTTGATTCTCAATATGATGCTGTAGCACAATTAACTACATTAGCTTTGGTTAATGCTTTAGGCGCAGACATTACAACATATCAACAAGTACCCACACAAGTACAGCCAACCTGGTATGAATCAAAAGATATTTATGCAGAAACTATGTTGCAAGACCCATTAGGTAATTACTTTGGTGTTCGAGATAGCTTAGTGTTTGAGCAGATGTTAGGAAAACAATATGAGTGAGTTAGAATTTGCAGGAGTTAAGTTTAAAGGTGGTAAGATATTTGGAATATTGCTGGCATTATCTACATTAGTTGGTGGTGCTTATGGAGTTTTTGAAGTCTATAAAGATTATATGGATATGAAAGAGGTAGTACGTGCCTATGAACCACCAGATTTAACGGGATTTGAAAGTCGTTTAAATGTATTTGAAGAAAAACTTACTAACTTAGAAACATTATTAAACAATAAAATTACCAATATGGAACAAATTTTGCAATCAGAAATATCTACTGCTATGTCATTAGTAACAGCAGCTCAAGGTGATGCCAGAGATATTCGTAATGAGTTACGCAAAGACTTTAATGAAGTACAAGACCAAATAACTGCTGTGGATAAAAGGTCAAGAACATCTGAACAAGACACAAGAGGTACAGTAAGAACAGCAGAAAATGAAA